TACTGCGGTAGATCCGGTGGTCAGGTGGTCTTCTTTTTCCTCAGACTCTGCAAGTTCATCAAGGCATTCGAATTCCCCGATACCCGCCAATCCTCTGGCATTGCTGATAAGTTGCTCTGCTGAAGATTTGGGAAGACCAGTACGTTCGGTAAAATCCCTCACATCTGCGATTGCGATAGCTGCGAGAGACATATATCCTGCATCAATCAGTTTTTCCGCGCGGGACTGACCCACACCCTTCAACTGTTTGAATTCCTCGATGATAATTGCTTTATCTAAAGCATTATCGGTTATTCCTACGGATGGCGTTACATCCTCTTGGATTTCTTCATTCATAGTAATTCCTCAGAAATTAAACTTGAATTTCTTAGCATTACGCATATCTTCATCGTAGCCTGCGAACCTGATTAACGGGGATTCCGTGTAGAGGTCATAATTCAGTTTCATTCCGTATACACCATAACGTTGTGCATAGATAAATACCTTACTCTCACAATAGTATATTCCGATTTTACGCACGGAATTCGCACGCGGAATCACCACTGTTTCGTTGCGGTTTGTGTATGCTAACAAGGTCATATAAGTATGAATCTTACCTGCCGGGACCTTCGCTTTAATCATATTGGTAATGATATTCTCCCTGCAGTCGTTGACTGTATCTCCCACACCGAGTAAAGCCATAGATTTTTCATCGATGATAACGGCTGCATAGTGTATGGATTTCCAGTCTTCCCTTGACAACGGTTCTACTGAATTGCCCTCACAGACCGTAGGATGGGTTTGCGTTAGATTTCCTAATGAATCCACGAGGTCTGGAAACCGTGCCAAGTTCATTTTTAATTTGGGGCCGCGCTTCATTCCATTCACATCCTCTGCTATTATACCAAGTAAAGATGAAATTCTCCCTATTGGTGTATATCTGGTTCGTACTAAGTGGGGATCCCCTGATGATATTGTATATCTCTTCACGAGTGATGAATGCTCCCTCTTTACTATATCTAGGGTCATTGTCGAGATAATCATTGAGATATTCGACAGCTTCATTATGCTTACTAGCACACTCCTGCACCTGCACAGCGATAGCCTTGATTTCATCAGACAGATTAGGTGTACAGTGTTCGTGGAAAAAGAGATGCATAGCCTCTGCCCAGAACTGTTCGACCTCAGCGAGTGCGAAAACAGGATCCTCGAAGAATTGTTTAATCATATTGGTTGGTTTATCCTCGCAATAGATAGGGAAATACCTCATATTTCCAGTTATATCGGTGAATGGGGTCTTAAGGTTGGATGTAGCGATAAGTACCCACCTGCGATATACGGTGGTCACGGTACGGTCATATGGTCTCCTATATGTGTCCTCACGTTTTGAGATGAACGATTTAGTGCGCTCGGATTCCTTGGAACGGATTGCGGTAGCTTCCGAGAGTTCTACAATGGCACTACCTCTGATGGACTCCAAGAACTGCTTAGGGTCTGTAACATCAGAAGTGGTATCCGTATACCATTCCTGGATCCCCGACAGGAACCTCAGGCAATTACTCTTTCCTATCCTCTGGTCACCGATAAGCAGGGGAATCACATCCGCCTGAGCCGGACCGTACTGCCGGGCAATACTTCCCATAGCCCACGCTACAGTGACTGCACCGATATATTTATTACTCACTTCGGGAGTAAGTGAGGGGATGGATGCACCGATTGTCTTCTGGAAATAGTGCCTGACCCTCGGAACCCCATCCCAAACGAGCGACTCCAACCATTCTCTGCGGGGGTTGCGTGAATTCTTGTGTGCGTAATAAATAAGCGCATCGAAAACCGTATTCTTGGAAAATGTTCCCGAATACCCTTTTGCATCGAGTGCTCTGTCGATCAAGCAACAGAACTCGATAAGTTGAATCTCCTCTAACCTTACATCCTTATCCTCAAGTGTAGAATCAAATGCGTGCAGATTACACATCGGAGACTCGATTAATTCATCATAATACAAACCATCATCGCGGTTGGGGAACAAGATTGGGAACACGGAGATAAGTTCGCTAACTTGCCCGTGAAGTTTGATTGTCTTTAACGCCATACTGTGATGATAATCTAGCACATATAAATACATTCCCACAAAGTAGTAGCAAAACTGTGTAGACAAAGAGGATTGCTGCATACGTATGAGGTTTGCGGTCTTCGTCCATTTGTACCACTGGTTTTTTCTCCTATTACTTATAGAATACTTATATCCAACTAACCCCTATTTTCAAGGTTTATTATTTACTCTTGGACAATGGACAAATGGTACATAAAGAGTGATATATATAAATAAAAGGCTATTTTTTCGGTTTTTGTGTACCACTTGTGTCCGGCATTTTAGTAAAGTTGGATGAGTGGATATGAACACTTATTGTAATTCTAAACTATAGTTAATTTTCGAGTTGTGTACCAGATGTCCACTTGTCCACGACCAAAATCAACATTTTGTGAAAGTAACACGCAAAAAACTGATAGTTTTTATCTCAATATTATCAGTTTTATTGCTATTGTCTACGTTTTGTATGCAAAAATTCACGAAATGTTTGAAAAGTCGATGGACACGTGGTACAAATGGTACACAAATCTGTAGAATTAATACAATTTTTTTTCAAGTAATACGTTATTGCTTTTTAGTATGTGTTTCGAGTGTTACTGGTTTGATAGACAAATATCTAATCAATATTTTATAATTAGACAATTGTCTAATCAATTACTTTTTTAGTAGATATATAAAACTGTGTACCACTTATGTCCAGCATATTAATAACGGTTGGAGGATACTTCCATAATTTTAAGACCCACTCTTTATATATTTTGTATAATATATCTCAATCGGTGATAATGTGGACGTTATTACAATCGTTGCATTTGTGATTGGAATTGTCATAGCGGGAATCATCTTTTACATCAAGGATCAGAAGTTAATCAAGGCTGACCAGATGGCATCGATGGTTATCGCGTATCTGAGAAAAGCACTCACGACTTATGGCGATGTAATCAAAGAGTATGATAAAGAGAACGGTACGACTTACTTTACCACACTTAGTAAGACCTTGGAAGACATCACGCTGATGGAAGAAGACGAGACTATCACGCCTCTCGAATTCGCGGTGAATGTAGTCAAGTTATACGATGACATACAGAACATCCTGAAGAATGTCAACCTGTATGATAAAATCGTGACTGTCGAAATCAAACAGTGAGTCTATGGAACAAAGTGCTTGGGATGCTGCTATACAGATGCTCGCAGGCATTTTGTTCCTAACTCCCCTTAAGGCTATGTTCAAGCGTGTATTGACAAATTTTAAAAATTCAGATAAGCAAGATTCATTCTTCGAGTATCATTTTCCCTATCTTTCATCTAAATTGCACCGTAATAAATAAATAGTAAAGTATCTTATCTGTACATATGGCTATTTATAGGTTGGTTGTTACCGAACCTCAGAGTAATACCCTGTTACATTATGAGGAATCCGCTGACAGGGCTAAATTAGATGAATTATTCAATAAATCTCTCGATGAGACCTATCTCCTCAAGACTGCAAGGGTATTCCCGGACGCGGATATGATTGTCCTCGCTCTTGACGAAAGGACCGAGACAACTGAATGGATGAAGAAACGTCAGAGGGTAGAATACCTTTCTTGAATCTTCCCTCAAACTTCTTCCCCAACTTTTATATATAGTGCAGTCATATACTTATTTATGACTGATTCAAAATCTAAGTCTGACCCCAAATTCATTGATGCCAAGGAGAACATTCCCCCTGAGTTCATCATTGAAATGGATTATTTCGACAAGAAGACCCAGACCAAAAAGGTTCAGAAGTTCATCAGATTCGGTGGATTACAGTACCTTATGGATCTCAAGGGAGAATACCGTGTCCAGACCCAGACCACCCGCTCCACGTCTGATGAAGTAAGATATGAAGCCAAGGTCTACGTGATTCCCAGCGATTCATATCTGGCTGAAAAGGGTATTTCTAAGGACAACCCCTGTATCTCTCTTCTTCTGGAGCCTACGGTTATGCACGCGGTTGCATCCAAGGATAATACTTCTGCAATGATGCATAAGTTCATCGACTCGTTGGGAGAGACCCGGGCAATCGCACGTGCATTCAGGATTGCATCTGGCTGCCCATATACTGCCGTGGATGAACTCGACAAGAGGGACCTCAAGAATATGGCAGATGATATGGATATATCCGTAGAGTCTCTTGAGGACATCATCAACAAGGAGCAGCTTGCTACTATTCAGAAGAAGGATGTTCCTGTTGGTAATATGACTCGTAATGATATGATTATCCATATCAAGGCCGCAATGAGGAGGAACAAGGGTGTGAATGAATATGTCAAATCCTTCCTCGATGCACACAATGCGATGATTGTCGAGAATTTATCCGATGCGGATATAAAGGTCGTACACGACCAGTCTGTGAAACTTGAGGGCGGGGCATAAGATGCCTAACCCTCTTGTACCCTCAGATGGTGTTTACCATCTGAGTGCTCACAAACTCAATATGATGCTGGAATGTCCCTTCAAGGCTTACCTGTATCTATCTCATTTCCCCGAGGGTCCGAGTGAGGATTGCTGGGCGAAGTGTGGGAGTGCAGTGCACGACTATGCGGAGGATATGACTAAAGGGGATCTCAAAGACCCAGAGTATTATCTGCAAAAGTATGAGGTCCCTCAGGTCGTCCCCGGTATGGGTATCAATCTCCACGATAGGTTCTACAAGTGCATTGAGAACGTCCCCAAGTTTGCTAAACTCGTTGGTGCGATTCCCGAAATGACCGAATATACTGATTTCGTCACACCCAAGGGACGTAAGGTATCTCTCCAGACTCGTATTGATTTACAGGTGGAGAATTCCACACTCCCAGAAGCTAAGGGTAAGGTTGTTGTGGATTACAAGACTGGAAAGGATGTGAACAAAGAGGAGTATCGCTTACAGGCACGTTGTTATATGTTTGCCAAAGGCGGAGAGTACAAGGCTCTCTTCTATTCTCTCCTCTCTGGCAAGTATTTTGTGATCGAAAAACTCCCTGAGGACTACATCCCTAAAATATGTGATGACTATATCGACCACATTGAGAACAGGGAACTTGAACGCACACCCAATCAGAATTGTGACAAGTTCTGTCCTTACAGAGAGAAATATTGTGCACCCAATGTGTACTTCCAGCAGTTAGTACCGCCGGGCACGGAAAAAGAGGAGGTAGAGAAAGATGATACCGACAATGCTTAAATGCCCGAAATGCGGGAAACAGATGGTTATCAAGGAGGGTTTGGAGGGTTCGTTCTGCGAGGATGATAAATGCGGTTATTTCTCGCCAGAAATCCCCTCTCAGGCTGACATTATGACCGATGCCAAACAGATATTCTCCGAGGATCGGGTGAAATACCTGCGCGGAGTTCCCTGTGACGTGTTCGTCATTGGTTCAGAAACCAAAGGACGTATCCAGATTCAGATTCCAGTTGGCAGCTCCAAGGCTGAACGTAGGTTGGTAATCGATTCTGCTCTCGATGATTTACAATACCTTAAGGATGAAATCGATAAACGTAAATTAGACATTTACTCTACAAGGGGAAAGAAAGAATGATTGGTAGATTATATATCATATGTTTACCTGATAATAAAGCAATACTGACTATGGATATAGAACCCATCGGTCAAGGGAGATTTTTATACATCGATCATGGGGTCCAGAGGATTGCTACGTCTGAATATATCTATTGTTTCGGGGATGATTCCGAACACAAAGGTATCAATTCTCTCTCTGAACTTATCAGGTGTGTTTGGATGTCCAGATATGCTAAGTGCGGGGATTGGGTGGCAAAATTCGATATAAACGGTTGTTCGGTAGTCAGATGTACATCTAAGACCAAAGAGCAACAGACATTTGACTATGTACAATGTAAATCATTAGCAAATATGTCTAATGCAATCTATATCGGATCCGAGGGTGACCTTATCCTTTCCCGTGGCGGTGCATTTTACCCTATTCACGTAATTTGGGATGATTCTCTCGCACCGTCCGAATATACAAGATGTGTTCTCCGTGACGATGGGTTTAAATACTATGTCACCTATGTATATACTGAGAAAAAACCCCCAGTAGGATTTGGCAGAATCTCTAACGTGATCGTCAACTATATATCCGCTTTCCCGAATGGGATTTCCTCTAAGGAGGTAGAAGACGGATTGAAGTTGCGTCACCCCTCTGTCGCAGGTCGTATATCCGACCTTACCAGAGCAGGCAGGATTCAGAGGATAAATTCAATCAGATATTTCCCTCAGGGTAAAGCCAACTCCATATGGGTGATCTCTAATAGAGAGTGAACCCGCACTCTCCTCCCTCACGGGGGTATGTTGGCGGCTCCGTTGCCTTACAGGGAACGACTGTCAACCTCTATCCCTACAGGGAACAAATATTCTTATATACTCGATTGTATATCTTTTTTCAATGACTGAAAATAAGTACGCTTGGCAAGAGAAGACATTTCAATTGTGGGCGAATACGGGATTCAGGGGAACACTTTACGCTGTCACCTCCGCCGGAAAAACAAGGTGTGGGGTCAACTGTATTAAACAATACCTTGAATTTTTCCCTCTTGATAGGGTATGGATTGTTGCGAATACGAAAGAGGTTATTAATCAATGGAAAGCGGAGTGCAAGGATATTCCCGACTTGGAATATTTCACATATCTCGCAGCAGTCAGCAGATTCGAGAAGTTAAAGCGTGAGAACCGTGAGAGGTTCTTCCCACAACTTCTGATTCTTGACGAGTGTCATATTGTAATGGCAAAGGCATCGGGCAGAGTGCTGGATTATGGGGTAGAACATATCCTCGGTATGTCCGGCACACCTAACGGAAGTGAAAGAAAAATCGGACCCATCTTCCAGAAGGTCAACTACGATGAGGCTAACATCGCAGAGACCCAGATCCACCTTGTCAAGTTCCCCCCTACCGAAAAAGAAATGCAGAAGTATATCAAACAAACCAACTCGATTAACGGATATCGCGAGAAGTGGCCTTACTCCACATATTATAATGACCCAAGGTTGCAAATGTTGTACCTTAAGCGCAGACAAATCACTTATAAGTTCGAATCTAGGCTATTACACGCAATCAAATTAATCGAGAAGAACAAAAATCGTAAGATAATGTGTTTCTGTATGTTGCAGGAGCAGGCTAAAGAATTATCTTCGGAATTACTCGCAAGAGGTATCGATAATACATTGCATTTGTCTAATCACGAGGGTCTGTCAAGATTCACAAGCGGAGATGTGAATATCTGTATATCCTGTAAGAAACTCCAAGTAGGATTCAATTATCCTGAAGCAGATGTGGCCATCATCGTTTCTACGGCCACCGCACCGCTTACCCTATGTCAGACTATAGGCAGGGTAATCAGGCCCTTAGATGGCAAGCACGCGGACGTGTATATCCTTCTTGCAGAGGGTACGAGTGACGAGTCCATTGACGAGAACAAGATATTTGTCAAGGATAAAATCACTATGACCACCATTGATAAAATTTAAATAATAACTCGGAGATTATACGTTATGGACGAGAATTATCCTGAGTTCGATGCACTCGAACAATTCGAATCAAATGTTGATAAAGCTGCATACCTGCTCAAATTGGCTAAACGGTATTCTGCTATTGCTAAACAGGCCAAAGAGATGGCGAACGGATATCTGTCTGAATTTAAGGATGGAGAGATCGTCACATCCTACGATGGGACCGAGATGAAAATCGTATGCAAGAATCTTTCCAAGGTAGATACCGAGATACTTAAATCTTCATATCCAGAGATTTATAATAATCTTTGTGCTATGGGAGAGATTACCGTGAGTACCAAGTCAGTAAAGGATTATGATGTCAAGGATGCTATTATCAATTCCAAATCTCGGTACGCAGAACTCTGTCACTAAAACCTTATATATTATAGGCACAATATCTTAAATATAAGAGTAGGGCAACGGGACGACTTGCACAGAGTGCTTGTACATTGGTATCAGCGAACCCCGCCCCTCTCTCTTCTTTATATATCTTGAATGTTGTAGGGTATATAATGTTGATGATGTTCATATGCATTTTGTTGCTCGGATACCTGTCGTATATCGGAGTAATATTGTGCATATACAAATATAATAAGTCGGTGCACGGTGGCTCCAACACCAAACTGATATGGTATTATAAATGGAGAAAGTATATCATCGATGTGCCCCCTATATATTTGAGTACATATCATCTGCAAGTTCACGATAGTGATGTGAACAATCTGCAATACTTCGCAACCCTCGATGATCCCGTTATTAAACAGATTGCTGAGGATTTCGACGAGTTATGCAAGGGGAAATCGCTAGATTATAAGATTCATTGTCTACAGGCAATGATTCAACAGAATGTGAAATATGTCAGTGATTCCAAGAGATTCGGATTGAGGAATTGTTGGTGTTTTCCTGTTCGCACCCTTATGACTAAATGCGGAGATTGTGAAGATTCAGCATTATTATATGCTGGGATTGCAATTAATCTTGGGGTGGATGTTGCTCTAATCTACTTTCCAACCCATATGTATGCAGGGGTGAAATTCTGTGATACTTGTGCATACATACCTCTGGAACTGACTGGGTATATCCCCTCGAATCTATCTACCAAATCCGCAATCGGCGGTAGGATAATCATTCCAGTATACCCTACGGAAGAGTTTCTAACTAAATCACAGAGATATTGAGTGATATTATGGCACGCAGAAGTAAAGACCAAGAGCCAGTGATTGAAAAAGTTGAAGAGGTTGTACCTATTGCAACCGAATCCGTTGAGGAGCCTATCCCAACTCCTGCTCCTGAACCCGAGCCCGTACCAGAGAAACCGACAATCGACCTTGAAAGCGAGTTAGCAATAGCACACGCGGAGATTCAGCATTGTATCGATTACACCTGCATCCCCGGTGCTGACTATGCGGGTTATTACAGGGGCAAACAGAAGGAGTGGCAGATGTATGCTTATAAGATTAGGCAATACGCACTCCGTGGCGGTAATCCCCCTGAGAGACCTGCTCCTGTAGAGAGCAAATATTAATACGGGTCGAATGCACCCGTACCCCTCCCTACAGAGGGGTTAAACATCTTCTTATCCATCCATTCTTTTACGTTATTTATCTCTAACTTACCAGTCGATACTTCTACAGAACGCAGATGGCGGGTAAATGCAGCATATCTGAGAGCATCCGCAACGTGGTTGTCGGTCTCTATCGGTTCATCGATATATTTATCCTGATTGTCCGGATCTTTCTCCCAAGTATATCCGAGGATTTCCTGAGCGGCCCTCTCACCAATATCTCCGCTATCATCGAAGATAATCGGGATGCTTTGACAGTATGAAATACCAGCCTTGATATTCTTCATCGCTTTATAAGCGGTGAATCCCGCAGCTAGCAATTCAGCACCCCTATCGGCTTCTGCACTGTCATAATAGATTTCGTTTGCAGAAGTTATACCTATAGATTTCATAAACTTGATCAGGTCTGCGGTTTTGCGTTCGGTTTCGTGATATAAGCAACGGATATATAATTTACCGTTGTAATTCCTGCATTCTACTAATACCATCGGATCGATGAATCCCCAATCGATACCATAATACGGGCGTATATCCCATACTTCTATCGGCCAATGGTCGGAGGATTCAAATGAAATATTCTGGTAGATTTGACCCATAGGGATGCCGGGGATACCTAAGATATAGGTCTGATAGAACATCTCATTGTTTTCTGCGGTACTCAGCCAGTTCTTAGCATTCTCCAATTTAACATATTTGTTCTGAGTGAAATTGGTGAAGGAACGATATATCTGCGGTTCTCTCTCAGGGGGGACATTGGTGTGGAATGTACGAATGACCCAGTTGTTATAAGAGATAGGGTTATAGGAAATGAACATCTGGTTGATTTTACCGGGTACAGGGTTATCTCTACGAAGACGCAAATCCAACTGGTTAAATTTATCTACGTTAAGTTCTGTTGCTTCTTCGATCCAGACATAGTTTGCGTTGATTGACTTGATTTTCTCAGGGTCATCCAGACCGATGAAAGTAAAACGACTGCCGTTCTGAGGGTTCGTTATTTGATTCTCTGATTTGTTGAGCCAGTCCATTGCAGGGCAGCCCCAGATAGAGAGTTCTTCAACGATAGAAGGGTCCTTGCCATTAACCTAGGTACACACTTCTCTTCAACGCGGGCATATTTGCCCTGACGATATAAATGTTTATATCGGCGTATGTGAGAAACATATACACTAGTCTTTGGCAGATGGACTTACTCTTACCTGATCCTGCACCTCCTTGTAACACTACAAACCTATAAGGGTCACTAGTACCATCCCACAGGAACTTGAAATGTTCCAGAATTTCGATGTTGGTTGGTACGCCGTCCATACTAAAAGTAATTATTCTGAGATATATAAAGATTTAAATAGTAGAAAAGTCATATGTCTTGTGCGGATAGAGGTTCGAAACTCGAAAGTATGTGCCTCGTACACGCATATTTCCGCGTGTTCATTGTACGAGGAGAGGAAATGTACGAGAATATTCCAATAATATATGGTTTCAACGCATTAACATTCAGGCCTCGCAAAGGTTATGGGTGTATATACTTATACCAATTATCAAGTAATAAATATTATATTGGGCAGACTATTCAGCCATTGAAAATCAGGCATAATCAGCATATGCACAATCAATATGATAAACGTACAAGGTATTTCGACAATGCATTATCTTGCGGTAAATATTCTTATAGCTTATTTATTATCAATCTGTGTAAACTATCTGATTTAGATAGAGCAGAGCAATATTATATTTTGAAATATAATTCAATGTACCCTAATGGGTACAATTTGGAGTCTGGTGGCAGTACGAGCAAATATATGTCTCAATATTCTAAAAAGAAAATATCTGATGCGAGATATAAATGGGCAGAGGAACATTATAATTATTATAATGATTTTGCTAAATTGATGTCAGATCCCCAATATTTATTCAGATTACATAGGCCGTATTATAACAAACCAATGGATGAAACACACAAAGCCAATATCAAGAAAGCACTAACTACTCCTGAATATCTCGAATGGAAAAATACCTAGTTAAAAACCTGTTGGCAAAATCCCGAATATAGGGCCAAGATGTGTACAGTAAACAACCGCAAAATTAGGAAATATTCACTAGATGGGGAATTTTTGGATGAATACAATTCTCTTGTAGAAGCTTGTGAAAAATCTGGCATACCTAAACAGAATGCCACACACCTATCAAGATGTGCTCGTGGCAAAAAGAAGACTGCCCACGGATATATATGGCGTTATTCTGATTGAGATTCCGCGTCAATTACCTGACCGTGTTTATTTGCATATTTTTCTTTGAGATGTGCGAGACTGTCTTGCAGGAATTGAACCTCGTCAGCGGGTCTTCCATCCATTCCATTGACGAATGTGATATTGACGAAATTCTGTGTACCTGTATTGACATTTGTGTTGTCAATCTTCTTCATTTCAGTCTTGTATTTGAGGTTGAATGTCTCGGGATCCACACGTTCCGCGAGATATGTCAGCAACCACTCATTATGTTGCTCGAACATCCTGTCGTAAATCGCATCCATAATCGTGGCCAACAGATTCCCTTTCGCCTGTGCTTGTCTCAGGAATAACTTACCGTAAGGTGAAAGGATATCCAAGATATTCTCCGCCCCATCAACCTCTTCCTGTGTCAGATTACAGACCTCGTCCTGACCTTTCTTCAACCAGTTCTTCAATGTATGCGGAGTCACACAGACGCAAGCCGCGCAAGCCTCGATAGGTACACCGTGTCCCAGATTGTGACAGATGTTCTCGACAATCTCGTCTGTCAGTTTCCAATCGGCCTTGGGTGCGGAGGACCTAATCATTGTCACCAGCGAATCGCTGATATTGACAGGTTCAGTAACCTCTTGTTTCTTGATTAAATCTTTTTCAGTCATTCTAATAGGTTTATCCGCATCTGGCATACATTATCGATATATATCGAAATATATAAATAATGAGATAATTATATAAAAATATGAGTTTAAATATCGGTGAATACTATCGGGATACAGTTTCCCTCAATGAATGGACACAACCGTTCAGTATTGCATTTATGGCACTTAGGCATCTATTTGAATTCATCCCTAGGGATCCTTATGCAAAATATTGTTTTGCGAATGGTTGGGATGAGGTTAGGTATCCGTTGATAACTCTGGAAGTCATATTGATGGGGCGGGATGTCGTGGATGAGGATAATCTTTAAATATACTGTTGGGGATGTACTACTATGCAATCTATTACAGGACAAATTCCTAAGAGACAGACTATTGGAAGTTGCGGATACGACTTCTATGCCCCCGAAGACATTGTGCTCACTCCCGGCGAGTGGACAACCATTGACACAGGTGTTCGGTTCGATGGTAAGGAGTGTGTACTCGCTTTGGACAATCACTCTAATATTAGTTATCATAACGGATGGTTTATGCTGATTGTACCTAGATCGGGTTTTGGCAGCAACTACGGATTCAGACTCAGGAACACCGTCGGAATCATCGATATGGATTACAGGGATACAATCAAGGCAACTATGACTGTCGATATCCCCCTCACTATTAAGAAGGGCAAGAGATTTATGCAGGGCATTATTCTACCTTTCGGTGTCTTCAATAACGAGGAAATACCTATATCTGAGCGCAATGGCGGACACGGCTCTACGGGGGTGAACTGATGATTAGTCCCGCACATTATCAAGGAAACGATGTTGTCAAGGAGCAGCCTATCGAGATCATGTATAGGTCAATGACTCCTGAAGCTTTCGAGGGATACTGCATCGGAAACATCTTCAAATACGTGTGCAGATTCAGGGCGAAGAACGGAGACGAGGACCTCGACAAGGCAAAGACATACATCGAGTTCCTTAGGTGCTCATTCCACGGCGAGAGCCCCCTGTTCGCAGTCAATGGTGAGAAGAAATGAAGAAAGCCAACTTTAGCAATGCGATGTCATACGCAAACAAGGCGGGACGTTACGAAGCACGTTATGAGGACCTCGTCGAGACCATCAGAGGATTCTCTGGAACAGAGGTTGCCAGAAAACTCTCAGGTCTTGAGATGATAGACCTCCTCATCAGTATCATCGAGGGTGATTGAATGATTTGGGTTCATTGGGACGAATGGGACGATGGTAGGTGCTGGGGAGAGACCCAATGTTGTAAGAGTTGGGATGAAGCAGTTGAATATATGAAGAGAGAAGGTAGAAAGAAATACGAAATAGAGGTGGGGGAAGAATGAATCAATTAAAACCCTGTCCGTTCTGCGGTTCGACAGATGTAAAAGTGATAGTGGAAAGATGTGAAACCACCATCACCTGTTCTATCACTTGTAAGGACTGTAATGTATGGGTAGATCATATGTTCAATGCTATGTCCAAAGAAGAAGCGATAGAGTTATGGAATAGGAGAGTGAATGAATGAATTATAATGACTCAGATTATATTGTAGCAGTGAAGAATGGTGAAATGATTGGATTCAGTAAAGCATTGTGGCAGATTTTTACTGAAATGTATGAAAATGACCCTAAATGGGCATTTGAGGACATTACATCTACTTTACAATATTTCCTCAGGTGTGCAAAGATAAATGCAAATTCAGAGATTACAGATATTCGTTCAAAGGTTTATGATAAATTTGGGAGAGGATATTGAATGTGGCTTGACCCAAGGGATTTGATTTGTCACGTTTGTGGCAAGAAATATCACGTAGATAACTATGATCCCGATTCTCCGAGTGCATATAGTTGTATAGATTGCTATAAGGAAAATCTGGAGAAAACTGAATTTTGTGAGTCTACCATTTCCTTTGGCCCTATGAAACAGGAGAATGAATGAATGGCCGATATTTGCAAGTTCACGGTAGAAATCGAAATGAAATTGGAGGGGGATTCCACCCCAATGCAAGCCGAGGACAGTATCATTGAATGGATAGACAGGATGATGCTTTATCAGATCGGATACAATGAAGTAGCAGATACGAAACGTCCGTATGTGTTCGATTACGACATATTCCGTTCAGCCAAAAAGAAGGAGAGTGAATGAATGAAAATAATTAAGAATGCACAGATTGTATCAGCAACTCTCGGGGGATTCAATGACGGTTATACTATACTGACCTATTACATCAGATTATTATTCGATGATGGAATGAGTGTAGTATATGGGGATCGTAATCTCGGAGGAAAGGGTCAGCCCTCTTTGGCTGCATATGATATTCTGAAATTACTCGAAATCACTGATTCTAAAGATTGGTGTGAACTTAAAGGGAAATATGTTCGTGTAGAGTATGAATCTGAACATGGATATGATATGCAGAATATCAGGCTTGGTCACATCGTAAAGGATATCTGGCACGATTATAGAGAGATTTATCAAAGGGGGATATGATGAGTCGCATAATTGTGAAATTCAAGGAGCGTATCTGTTTTGATGTGCAGACTGAGCACGCAGTTGTAGATATTTGCAACCTGTTTGGATATTGCACACCTTGGTTCAATGATGATACTTGGTTAGAAGATGATTCTACATTGATTATTGGCCAAGGGTATAAATATGATAAGGTGGATGAGAATATCGCCATAATTCTGCAAAAATATGGTCCGCAGATAAAGGAGATATATGAGGAAAAGGAGGCAGATGAATGAAGTGCCCTTATGTTAACGGAAAAGTCCAGTGTAACAGACGTGAATCTGACAACGATCCCACATTTGCGTGTGATTCTTGCTATGTATTGTGGGGAGATTGCTTGGGGGTAAAGGAATGAGTGAATATCTGCAAGTGACTAGAGGACAGTTAAATAAATTTATTAACGCCTATCTCGAAGAGCATCTTAACCTTGCCGATGGATTCCTCTCCAACCACGTGCTTTTGGATTTCGCGGTCAAGTATAGCTGGGAATCTGATGAAGAGTGGGAGCGCATATGCATCTACATAGAATACGATGAAAGTGAAGATGTGTGGATATGGGAGTGGGATTGGGATGAAGGTCAAGAGGACATAAGAATCTATGGTATTATGGACTTGTCTCAGGTCACTGTACCCAATAATGCACAAGAGTTCAAGAAGTATATAGAGAGTGAGTAAATGACCGAGCTGATATGCCACGTCTGCGGGAGAAAGTACACGGTAGAGCATCTTGATCCCAATTCACCCGCTGCGTATGAATGTATTGACTGTTATAAAGCAGAACTTGAGCCTACCGAGATAGTAAACACGACCGAGCCTGTCGGACCAATGATGGAGGAAAAGGAATGACGGAGGAACAATGTAAAAAATGTAAGTGGTCATTCATTGACGAATTTTGGGGGGAGGATTGTGATGAGATGTGGTGGTATGATTGTGACAATAAAAAGATAAAAGATATAGATGAGAGACTTGGATACTTGGATGATGTCCCATGTCCTTTTTTTGAAAGTAAATATTAA